CGCAAAATGTTGTAACACCTCTTTTTGGTTGTTGGTCGGTCGAAAACAGGAGATTTGTACAAATGCCACGCCCATCGCAAATCGCGTTGTCTGTTGTTGCTTTCGAACCTGGGCAACAACGACCAGAGCCGCCAAGTGACATGCCCGCCGAGGCGGCGCAGGAATGGCGGGATATTGTCGATAGTATGCCGGCGGATTGGTTTCCGCGTTCTTCGCATTCGATGCTGGCGCAGCTGTGCCGGGAAATTGTTCGTTCTAACGCCATCGCCAAGATTCTTGATTTGGCGGTGCGGAGGAATGCTGACTTAAGTCAACAACAGTATCAAGACCTGATGCGCATCGAGATGCGGTTGTCAAACTCTATCGCAAATCTCTGCACCAAGATGCGGATCAGTCAACAGAGTTCAACCCAATATGACAAGAGCCGCAGTCGCGCCGGAGCAAGGAAGAAACTCCCTTGGGAAACCGATGGAGGAGCCACCTAGTCGCGGTCATCGCAATATCAAATGGATCCAGGACTATTGCCGTATCCCGGAAGGTCGTTTTGTTGGTCAAAAAGTAGTTCTCCGCGAGTGGCAGCAGGCCGAGTTATTGCGCATCTATGATAACCCGGCCAGAACCCGGCGGGCGATCCTTTCGTTTGGTCGTAAGAACGCCAAGACCACGCTGGCGGCTATGATCCTTTTGTTGCATTTGTGCGGTCCGGAAGCCAGGTTCAATAGCCAGCTGTTTTCGGCAGCGCAATCGCGCGATCAAGCCAGTATCTTGTTCGCCTTGGCGGCGAAGATGGTGCGCATGGACGCACTGCTGTCCGATCTGGTGCGGATCCGCGACACCACCAAACAATTGTTCTGTGCGCATTTCGGTACTCTATACCGCGCCTTGTCGGCCGAGGTATCGACCTCGTTTGGTCTGTCGCCGGTTCTGATTGTTCATGACGAGTTGGGCCGGGTGCGCGGCGATCGTTCCGAGTTGTATGAGGCATTAGAGACTGCGACCGGCGCTCAGGAAGATCCGCTGTCGATCATCATCAGTACGCAGGCACCTTCCAGCTCGGATCTGTTGTCGGTACTGATCGATGATGCAATGGCCGGTCATGACCCGCGGGTTGTTGTATCTTTATATACCGCCGATGAAGAAGATGATCCATTTGCGGAAGCAACAATCCGCAAGGCCAATCCGGCGTTTGGTGACTTTCTCAACGCCGAGGAAGTCATGGCAATGGCCGAGGATGCCCGGCGCATGCCGAGCCGCGAGGCCGAGTTCCGCAATTTGGTGTTGAACCAAAGGGTCGAGGCCGAGAGCCCATTTGTCAGCCGCAATGTCTGGGCGTCCTGTAAAGGGTCGGTGCGGAGTATTGACCGGGTTCCGGTGTTTGGTGGTCTTGATCTTTCCGATGTCAGAGACCTAACCGCTCTTGTGTTGATAGGGAAGGTCGATGGTATATGGCAGATACATCCGGAGTTCTGGCTACCTAAAGACGGGTTGAGCAACAAGTCGCGTACCGATCGTGTGCCCTACGACAAGTGGTCGAAGATGGGTCTTTTGAACGCGGTGCAAGGCAAGTCGGTCGATTATGATTTCGTTGCTCATCATGTGGCCGGAGTGATCAAGGAACTGGATGTACGAAAGATCGCTTTTGACCGATGGAACTTTAAGCATTTGAAGCCTTGTCTGGTTCGTGCCGGACTTACTGAAGAAATCATCACTGAAAAGTTCGAGGAGTTCGGCCAGGGTTTTCAATCGATGTCGCCGGCGTTGCGGGAGCTGGAAACCTGGTTGTTGAATGAAAAGATAATTCATGGTGACCATCCGATCATGAATATGTGCGCCGATGCGGCAGTGGTACGATCGGATCCGGCTGGCAACCGTAAGTTGGATAAGTCCAGATCAACTAATCGGATTGACGGAATGGTGGCGTTGACCATGGCAGCTGGAGTAGCGGCAGCTGCCGGTGAGGCGGAAAAGCCCCGTGAATTTCAAATGCTATTTGTTTGATTTGGCGCTTTATTCTGGCTTGTTCGTCGGAACCATGCTCTACACTCTGTTGGTGCTATTTATCTTTCTTTGAGGAACAAATGGGCACTGGTACTGTAATATACTGGAATGGCGATAGCGGCTGGATCAAACAATCTGGCGTCGAGAATCTCATTACTGCCTTGGCCAATGACGTGATATTTACTCTTGATACCATTGTGGCCGGCGTACCTAAAGTGGGAGCAGTTGCATCATTTGATCTGATCCAGAACGGGGTCGCGTATGGTGTTGATTTTGTTTCTTCGCCGTCGTCGGGTCCAAACCCGCCAGTTCTTACTTCTATTTCTCCAACTGTTACCAATACTGGCAGTCAAAAGATTAGTGCGCGAGGCTCCAATTTTACTCTAACTTCGGTGATGGTTTTTAATGGTGTTGTTCAAATCACTACATTTCAAGATTCGAAGTGGTTAGAGGCAATTGTTGTTTCTCCTGGTGTTGGTTTTTATGATGTGTTGGTTCGCGACACTGGCGGTGATAGTATCAGCTTTCAATTCGAGTTCAAGTGAAGGATAGAGGATCATGATCAAGAAAGATGTCGCTGTTGAGGAGCGCAAGCTATATAGCGTTCTGGAGATCAAACAAGTTGATGAGGATCTGCGGTTCTTGCGTGGCATGGCAACCACGCCGGCTCCAGATCGTTCCGGCGACATTGTTGAACCAATGGGGGTCAAATACAAGAACCCCTTACCGTTGCTTTGGCAACATAATTCTCGCGAGCCAATCGGCACCGCCAAGCTTGGCCGGGCGACCGAGCAGGGTATTTCGTTTGAGGCACGTATCGCCAAGGTCAGCGAGCCCGGCAAGTTGAAGGATCGTCTTGACGAGGCCTGGCAGACCATCAAAGCTGGTTTGGTCAAGGGTGTTTCTATCGGGTTCAAGGCGAATGAGCTGTCGTTTTTGAAAGATGGTGGTATTCATTTTCTTGAAACCGAGGTACTGGAGCTTTCGTTGGTCACCATCCCGGCGAATGCCGAAGCTACCATCTCTGAAATCAAGGCGTTTGATGTGCGGCAACGGAAAGATATGAACTTTCCGGAGCCGGCAGCCGGCGACGGCGGTGCTAAGGCCATTCCGGGCGGTGTTGTTCAGAAAGATCAACAGAGGGTTAAGACGATGACGAAAAGTATGACGGTTACCGAGCAGATTGCCGCGTTCGAGGCCAAGCGCCAAGCGTCGTCTGCTCGCATGGAAGCGATTATGACCAAGGCAGCGGACGCCGGCGAAACTCTCGGCGACGATGAATCCAAGGAGTACGATGATCTCGGCGTCGAGGTCAAGCGGGTGGACGAGCATCTTGTTCGTCTGCGCGATCTGGAAAAGGTGCAGAAGGCGAAGGCGCGTCCGGTCAACGGTGACAATATCCGTGAAGGCACCGAATCGCGTGGTGTTGTTGTTGCCGATCGGAGCGATCCGATCATATCGGTGAAGGCCAACGTGCCGCAGGGCACGGCGTTCACTCGATATGCAATGGCGTTGGCCGCCTCGAAAGGCAATCGTTGGGAGGCGCTTCATATCGCCAAGCAGTGGGAGCATCAGACACCGGAAGTTGGGCTGGTTCTCAACCACGATATCCCGTCGATGATGAAGGCGGCCATCGGTGTCGGTACTACAACGGATGCGACGTGGGCATCGCCGTTGATTGCTTATACGGTGATGGCCGATCAGTTCATCGCGCTGTTGCGGCCGGAGACCATCATCGGTCGCATTCCCGGCCTGCGGATGGTGCCGTTCAACATCCAGATGCCGCGAGCAACGACCGGTTCGAGTGTCGGGTGGGTCGGCGAGAATGCGCCCAAGCCGGTCAGCTCAATGGCCTTCGACACCGTACAGCTGCGTTGGGCCAAGGCCGCCGGCATTATCGTTCTGACCGACGAGTTGGTCCGGTTCTCCAATCCGGCGGCGGAATCGATCGTGCGTGGCGATCTGATCGCGGCGATGGCGCAGTTCCTGGATCGACAGTTTGTTGATCCGAGCGTTGCGGCTGTGACCAACGTGTCACCGGCATCAATCACCAACGGCGCCACTTCGATCGCGAGGAGCGGCACCAACCAGGCGGCATTCCAGGCCGACGTCAATACGTTGTTTGGACTGTTCCTTGCGAACAACCTTTCGACCGCTGGTGGCGTCTGGATCATGAGCCAACGTCAGGCGCTCGCTTTGGGCTTGATGCTCAACGCTCTCGGTCAGCCGTTCTACCCCAGTATCAATGCCGAAGGCGGGCAGTTGCTTGGGTATCCGGTGGTTGCTTCCGAGAACGTGCCGGCGGTTGGTCTGTCACCGGCGGATGGCACTCCGATCATCTTCTGCTTGCCGCGTGAGATCATGCTGGCCGACGATGGCCAGGTGGTGATCGATGCGAGCAACCAGGCTTCGGTGCAGATGGATACCGCACCAGATTCCCCGCCGTCTGGAACCACTCCGTTGATTTCGTTGTGGCAGATGAACATGACGGGACTGCGGGCCGAGCGTTGGATCAATTGGTTGAAGCGGCGGTCGACGGCGGTCGCCTATATCTCCAACGCCAACTACGCGTAGTTGGCGGCGGGAGCAGGCGGATCACTTGTCACGGGTTTTCTGATCCGTTTGTAGACTTGGCGGGTGAGCTACACCTCCCCATGCTCACCCGCTATTTGGTTAAAAGGAGAAGTACCCATGCGCGTCAAGGCTCTGGTAAAGACCTATTACGACCGGCGTGATCGCATGCCAGGCGATGTTTATGAGATGGACGACCGCGAGGATTTGCAGATTCGTTTGCTTTGTTCCTTGGGCACCATCGAGTTGGTGAAGAAAGAGGCGCCGAAATACGAAACAAAGGTCATGGAACCGGAGCCGGAGCCCGCTGCTGCCGCAGAACCAGAGCAGGCGTCTAGTGAACAAGCGCCGATGACCTCGGAAAGCAATGCCTTGACCCCGCTCAACAATCCATCGCCGCGCTATCGCCGCCGCGATATGCGAGCACGCAAGTGAAACTTTTTGGTTACAACATCTCTTTTACCAAGGCGCCGGCGGCACCAATAGGGCCGCCTAGCGGCTGGGATAGTAATTTTGGTTGGCCGTTCTGGGGTGGAACAAACACGCCTTGGTTTCCGATCATTAAGGAGCCATTTACCGGCGCCTGGCAGCGGAACATGGAGGTTCAGGCCTCGACGCTGCTTTCGTTTCATGCGCTGTATCGTTGTATTACCATGATCAGCCAGGACATCAGCAAACTTCGTATCCGGTTGATGGAACAAGACGATCGTTCAAAGATTTGGAATGAAGTAGGACGTACTTCGCCGTATTGGCCGGTTCTTAATAAGCCAAACCGCTATCAGAATCGCATACAGTTCTTTGATGAATGGGTGGGCAGTAAACTCATCCAGGGAAATACTTATGTTCTTAAGGAACGGGATCAGCGCGGTATTGTCACTTCGTTGTATATTCTCAATCCTTGGCGTACCAAGCCATTGGTGGCGCCGGATGGTTCTGTTTGGTATGATTTGTTGACCGACTATTTGACCCAGATCCCGGAGGATAAGGTCAGGGTGCCGGCTTCCGAGATAATCCACGATCGTTACAAGCCGCTGTATCATCCGCTTTGCGGCATTTCGCCGATCATGGCCTGCGCATTGTCTGGTCAGTTGGGTCTGGCCATTGCTGAAAACTCGGCGCGATTCTTTCAGAATAGCTCGCGACCTGGCGGTGTTCTTTCTGCTCCGGATCGTATCAATGATGATACCGCGAAGCGGCTAAAGGAGCATTGGGAGACCAACTATAGTGGTGCCAATGCTGGGCGTATCGCGGTTTTGGGTGATGGCCTCAAGTTTGAGGTGTTGAAAGAGACCGCGGTCGATGCGCAGCTGATCGAGCAACTGAAGCTGACCGGTGAACATGTTTGCACGGCTTTTGGGGTTCCGGCCTACATGGTCGGCGTCGAGCCGGTGCCATCGCGCGAGGTCACCAACGTCGAGGCGATGAATCAACAATACTATTCGCAGTGTCTGCAAAACCTTTTCGAGTCGATTGAGTTGCTACTCGATGAGGGGTTAGGGCTAGATCAAGTAACTCAACATACTTATGGAACAGAGTTTGATATCCAAGAGCTACTCAGGATGGATACCGCCACGAAAAGCAAGACGTGGGGAGACTTGGTAAAGCAGGGCATCGCTGCGCCAAACGAAGCTAGAGCTGCCTTTGATTTGATGCCAGTCGATGGCGGCGACTCTGTCTATATGCAACAACAAAACTATAGCTTGGAGGCGCTGGCAAAACGCGATGCGCAAGCTGATCCTTTTGGGGTGAACGCTCCTCCTCCATCTCCAAATATGGCAGGAGATAGCCCGCCGCCAATTGGTCAAAAGACAGAGGATCCAAATTATGTCGCTTCACTCACAGCCGCAATTGCGGATCGTATCATCAGACATGCCCAACGAAGAACTGTTGTCTGACGCTTTTGCCGCGGCTTTAGGCAAGATTGTTGCTGATAAACAAAAAGAATTTGATCAATTGATTGCTCTGCGTGATGCGGAGTTTAAGGCATTTCAAGCTGAAATGACTTTGAAGGTTTCTGATTTTTTGAATAGTGTAGCAAATCGTATCAATTCAATTAAGGATGGCAACGATGGCGAAGCGGGACCGCAAGGTGCGCAAGGGCCGGAAGGTCCAGCGGGGAAAGATGGTGCGCCAGGTCTTGACGGTAAAGAAGGGCCGCAAGGCGCTCAAGGATCGCAAGGCGTTGTTGGCGAAGTAGGCCCACAGGGCCCTCCTGGTTTACCCGGACTTGCTGGTCCTCCTGGTCCACAAGGTTTGTTAGGGCCGCAGGGTAATGATGGCGCAGCAGGTCCAGTCGGCCCTCAAGGACCAGCTGGTCCTCAAGGTTTGGTTGGTCCGCAGGGGATCGATGGTTTCAAGGGAGAGCGTGGGGAGAAAGGCGAGCCCGGTCGTGACGGAATGCCTGGTCGAGACGGTCTTCATGGCCTTCAAGGCGAACGTGGCGATCCTGGAACAAACGGTCGCGACGGCACCAACGGACGTGATGGGAATGATGGCGCTGGCTTTGATACTTGGACTTGTTTATATGATGGCGAGCGCCAAATAACCTTTAGGTGTGGAAATGGCGAACGAACAAAAGAGTTTTCCTTTGATCTCCCTATCCCAATTGACCGTGGTCGATATAAGGCTGGAATCAAATACTATCGCGGAGATGAAGTTACATTCGGCGGCAATATCTATCGCGCTCTCGAAGAAACTACAACAAAACCTGATGATGGCGATGCTTGGCGGATCGCTGTCAATCGAGGCAGGGATGGCCGCGACGGCAAGGATGGAGCGCCTGGACCGCAAGGACCAGAAGGAAAACCCGGACGTGATTTGACGCAACTTGGTCCAGATGGTAGGAAGTGGTAATGAATTATCACGATATTCCCGATACCTATGAATTGGAAGTCATGCGTGTTGTTGATAAGTTTGTTGGCAAAGGCGACCATGTCATAGATGCCGGAGCCAGCGTTGGTTTCTTTACCCGGATGTGCAGTCGTCTTGTTGGAAATGAAGGTCGGATATTTTCCTTTGAACCTAATCTTGAAAGTTTTGTCAGTCTTGAAAAGAATGTTAAAAAATATGGCATGACAAATGTTCAAATATTTCGGCAGGCTTTATGGAGTAAGCCATTGCCGGAAATCCGCTTGTGGTCAGTTGCCGAAATTGGTTATACTTCTGTTTGTCAATATATCAATACCGATTCAACATCTGAAGTGGTTGAGGCGGTGACTTTAGATGATGTAATCCCGGCTGATCTGCATGTTCGATTTATGAAGATTGATTGTGAGTTGGCTGAGTTTGAGATCCTGCGAGGAGCGAAAATGCTTTTGCAGCGAGGAGTTGATTGTGTCGTTCTGGAGTTCAATTACCATCTTATGAAACAGAACGGCATTTCTGATCACATAATTCGTGATTACATGGCCGATTTTGGTTATGATATGTTCTTGATCAACATTGGAGGCAGTAAGGATGGTGAGTTTTCTGACCCGGTGATGGTTGGCCCCAAGGTTGAAATGGAGGTCAAGGGTCAGGAGATTCATCACATGAATGTTATGTTCAGCAAAGAAAACCGAGTGAGGGAATTATGGGCGCAATAATGGACGGCTATTTGAGTTCATTAGAGGATATTGACCGGGAACATCAACAAATTTTCTTACATTATAATCGGCGGGCGCAGGGGTTGATCGGAGAAGACTTGATCAATCTTCGCCTTGAACAAACCGAGGCCTGGATCCAGGCGTTGGAGAAGCATCGTCGGGTTTTGAAGTTTTTGAAAGGTGAACCAATCGAGCCGGTCGCTCATCCAGCCGAGGGTGTTTTGATTGGTACGTTTGGTGGGGTGACCGGATGAACCGTTGGGCCAGCATCGCGCGCTTTGGTGGCGTTGGCGATAATCTGATGGCAGCTTCGCCGCTGCTCGCCTTGAAGCGCATGGGTTATATGACCGAGGTGATCACCAGCGCGCCTACTCATGTTGTTTATCATAATAATCCTTACATTGATAAGTTGAGTGTCAAGAATACCGATAGGGACTTGCCGCAGAACGATCTTTATGCCTGGCAGAAGTGGTTTGATAGTCGGGCACGCGAGGTCGATTTGTTTATTCATGCCTCGCATTCCTGTGAAGGTCATCACTCTTTTTTCAAGACCATGACAGCTTTTTGGTGGCCCGAGGAGATGCGGCGGAAAATAGCGGCTGGCAATTATCTGGAAACGGTTCATGATATTGCCAATGTGCCTTATGAGTTTGGTCCATTGTTTTTTCCTACTCCGGAAGAATATGCAATGGCGTTTGAGACCAAGAAGTTGATTGGTGATCGCTTTCTTTTGTGGATCTTGAGCGGAACCCGGATTGATAAGGTTTATCCTTATGCGCCGATGGCGGTGGCGCGGATTATCAAGGAATTGAATGTTCCAGTTGTTTTGATGGGTGGTCCGAGTGAAAAAGAATATTCGATGGCGACAGCCATTCGTGATTATGTTGAAGCGATGAATGGGAATCGGGAGGGTCTTTATTTGGCGGTCCCCAGTCAAGGTGGCGAGAAATGTTGGCCACTTCGTTGTTCGTTGACTTTCGCTATGGTATCTGATCTTGTGGTAACACCAGATACCGGTCCGGCATGGGCAGTGGCGTTTGAGCAGATGCCTAAGATCGTCATGGTATCGCATGCGAGTGTGGAAAACATAACCAAACATTGGGTCAATACGACTACGCTTCATGCTGATCCTAATTATGTTCCTTGCTGGCCTTGCCATCGTCTTCATGACGACCCTGATACTTGCGTACCAAATAAGGAGGGGAATGGTGCAAAGTGCATCTCTAACATCTCGATTGAGAGGATTGTTCAAACAATCGCCGAGCAATGGCGTAGAACCTCCTCCAACATCATTAGTCTCAAACAGGTACTTAAGGTGGCACGTACTCCAGTACCGGGATGGCAGATTCCCGGTCGCGAACAGTTCCAATAAGATTGTTTGTCATTGCTTTGAGCTTGATGATGCAAACTCGATTGTTACCGAACACAACAAAATGGTTAAGGAAAGAGAGGATTGGAAGGGATGCTAAAGCTTCCTAACGTTACTCTGGTATTGGTTGAAACTCGTGAGCATGAGCTTGCCCGTTTGGCGTTAGAGGATTGTGAGCGTCTAGTTGAGTTTGCCGAGGTTTTGGTTTTTACCGATCGTCCATCTGATTTTCAAAAGAATGGACGGAGAATAGTCGAGGTTCCAGATTGGCCGACCAAGTTGGGGTGGTCTCGTTGTTTCTGGTATGATGTCCCGCTCCAGGTCAAGACCTCTCATGCGCTTTGTATCCAATGGGATTCATGGGTGGTGGATCCGAGCATTTGGCATGATGAGTATATGCAATATGATTTTGTTGGTGCACCTTGGTGGTATAAAGACGGGATGAATGTTGGTAATGGCGGCTTTTGTTTACGCAGCGCCAAGTTCATGCGATATATTCGCAAGCATCGTGATCAGTTTCCATGTATAACTGATCTTGATGATGATCTCTACTGTCGGAAGTATCGTCCAACGCTTCAAACAGCCGGTTTCGAATGGGCGCCGGAAGCGATAGCTCAGGCTTTTGCTTTTGAATGTGTGCGACCAGACATCACAGCTCGGCATTTTGGCTTCCATGCAGTCTACAACTTTAATTATGGATGCCAAGATGATGAGGCAAGATTGCTAGAGCGTGCTCACGCGATGAAGCAATCCAACTACATAACTAAAAGTAATCCATATCTTTGGCAAGGTCTGATAAAGGCTGCGCCATGGTTGGAAGAACGCTTAAAACAGGAGAATAGCAATGGCTAACATCGGTGCTTGGGGTGCGAAGGCTATGCTTGACTGGGTGCTCGGTGGAGCCACTCCAACTCAGCCAGCTTCGCGCCTTGTTGCTCTTTCGACTGGAACGCCGACATCGGTATCGGCGTCCGGTGAGTATCAAACTAATTCTGGCTATGCGCGGCAGACGGCGCTAT